GTTAATTCTTTTTGGAACGACGTTGTAGATTATGTTTATGGAGATGACAAACTAAATGGGATACGTAATAATAAATCTGTGAATTTAAATGCCATAACTATGCGCTCTTTTTTTGAGTCTATAGGTATGGGTTTTACGGATTCTTTGAAAAATCCCATTGTTTCTCCTTCTCAAGACTTATCGGAAGTTACTTTTTTAAAACGGTATTTTTGTTACCATAATATTTTAAAGAAAATAATGTGTCCTTTGGAGTTAAGGACTATAGAGAATACTCTTTCTTGGTTTGACTCTAAAAAAGTGTGTGATGATGTTATGAGAGATAAAATCCACGCAGTTCAGCGTGAGTTTTATTTACATCCAAACAGAGAATTTTTACTCTCTGATTTTTATAAAAGGATGGACCAACGTAATTATCCATACACTAAATTAACTCCCGATTATCTTAAATATTTATATACACAAGAACCTGACAGTATTTCTTACTGTTCTAGTGTTGCGTCTTTATATTTTTAATCAAAATTTTATAAGAATTACCTTCTAACAATTAATTTTTCTTTCTAGTTTTTAATTAATTGGGGATGTCTTTTAATCTTATTTAAAACAATTAGGCCCAGCGGTGTAATAGCAATAGTCACCTGGGTAATTTTTGCTACAAATCAATCAAATTCTAATGAGCAAGCAATTGTGGCTCAATCAACACATTGCGATCTTTTACCTGTTTTAAATTCTAATAATGATAAAATAACTGATATAGAAGCTGTTTCTTCTAATTATTTTTCATCTTTGAGAACTAAATCAGTTATTGAACCTAAACAATTTTATGACGCATTTCCTGAAGCGTCCTGTGTTCCATCTTCTTTAAAGATGGATTTTTCTAGAATTTTACATAAACCTTACTTTGTTAAAAATATTCCGTGGGTTACTACTGACACGCAATATGCTATTTTGAATACTATGAAAATTCCCGTTGATGTAGTTGTCAGCAAATTAGCCCAGATTCCTTTTGATGCGTCTGCTTTATATCGTTGTAAAATTTCACTTTTATTTCAAATATCAGGAACTCCAATGCATCAGGGATGTCTTATAGTTGCTGCTAGTCCAGATGGTTTTATGAATGATCCTGGTATGCGTATTTCTTCAACTGTCAACTCTTTGATGTGTCAACCCCACGTTTTTCTTAATGCTAATGAAGCTACCGCTGTTGCCCTAGAAGTTCCTTTTTATGTGAACTCTATTTTGGAAATGAGCAATATCGATGGTAAGGGCATTAGTCCTAATTTTCCGTTGCGTAATTTTGCTGAAGTTACGCTTTTTGTAATTAATCCTCTTTTGTGTCCCACTTCTGCTGCTACTAGTGTTAGTATATCTGTTTATGCCGTTTTTACTGAAATGGAATTTTATGTGCCTCATGTTGAACCGACCTGGGTAACATCAGGTTTTGAAGCGGAAGGTTTGTTAGATAGTTTGAAAGCTAGTGCTACTAAAGGCATTGATGGTATTTTTACAGTAGGTAGGCAGTTTACTTCCGATTTGCTGGATAATGCTCGTAGTGCCATTCGCTATTATACAGGTTTGCATGCCCCTAATAGTCCCACTTTATCTTCTAAAAATGCAGTAGTTTTAAGGCAAAATTTAAATCAGGTAGATGCCCCGAGTTCTTTTGAGAAGTTAGATCCTTATTCCAATTTTGATAGGATTTTTAGAGATTTTAATTTTGATACCACCACCGATGAAATGCTTGTGCATAATATTATTTCTAAGCCACAATATATAGGTTCTTTTTTGGTTAAAACCGCCGATACTGCAGGTACTTTGTGTTGGAGTAGGCCTATAAGTCCTATCCAAGAATCTTTTTTTGTAACCTCTAAAGACATTGAAACTGGAAATACTGTCATTCAATCGGTGGGTACTTCTGTTCAGCGAACTATGGCTCTTATGTCTAAGTATTGGAGAGGTTCTATTAATTTACATATTCAAGCAGTAATGTCTAATTTTCATTTTTGTAAATTGAGCGTTGCAAGAAATTATAATCCTAGTCCTTTACAATTAACATCTTTTCCTTCTTTTGCTGATGTAAATAATCTAATGGTTGAAGTTATAGAGTTTTCAGGAGGAGGACAAGTTCAAACTATCCAGCTTCCTTATTGTTCTACTATGAACCAGTTAATGGTTTCTACTGACTGGGCCCTTAATTCTTTAC